ATGAAAGGCGCAAGGGCATTAACTAAGGAAGAAATAACAAACGTAATAAACAGCTTCTGGGGTAAATATGAGGTCAGGGATAGGTCGTTATTTCTGATAGGTCTTTTTACCGGAGCAAGGGTATCTGAGCTTATTTCTCTCAAAGTAGGGGATGTGTACCAACACGGAAAGGTAGTCAAGACACTTGAGCTGCGGAAGGCGATTACCAAAGGCCATAAGACCCGGCAGATACCATTGAATCTTGAGGTACGGGAAACCATTGAAATCTTGATTGAATGGAAACAGAAACAGGAAGAAAGCCTTAAACCGGATGCACCGTTATTTGCATCAAGGAAACAGGGTGGAAGACTTACAAGAATACAGGGACACCGCATACTGAAAGCAGCCTACCATGAAAATCAGCTTACCGGAAACGTCACCACGCACAGTATGCGCAAGACCTTTGCAACTACGTTGGCAAAGAATAACCCGCTGCAAGTTGTTAAAGAACTGCTGGGCCATTCATCCCTTGCCATAACCGATAAATACCTGTCGGTAACAGAGGCAGATTTAAGGGATGCTGTGGCCGGGCTTTCGTTCTGTTAGGTGTTAGGCAGCAGAATAGGTAAAGATAGCAGGGAAAACATCCAAACGATTACAGGGCAAAATGAATGTAACACTTTTAACTGAAACGGCTTTTATGTCACGGATACCGACTGTTGCAGAGGATATGACAGCGAGAAGCCATATAAAGGGTAGTTGAATGTAACGTAATGGTAGTTTTGTTACATTCATGCAATTATGACTTTTTACTTTATTGGTATAACAGGGTTTGTTGTATCCTAATCAGTCCGCTATAAAAAAATTTATAGTTTACAAGGTATGACTGGAAAGCTGTCAATAGTTGAGTTTACTGATGATAAGCTACGGGAGATTTTGCCCCGGATACTGTATCAGTCAGGCGCAACCGATGAACAGTTATCCGACATGGTAGGTATATCCCGGCGGACGCTTAACAACTGGTATAACAATTATCCAGAGTTTAAGGCTGCCATAGTATCCGCCCGTGACCGCCACAACTCTGAGGTCTTGGAGAAATCGCTCATCAAAAGAGCGCAGGGCTATGATGTAGTTGAGCATGAGCAAGGGCAGCGTGGCACACAAACCATAGAAATTGCCAAGACAAAGCATATACCGCCTGACACCGCTGCGCTCCAGTTCTTTTTGAAACTGCGCTCTCCTGAACGCTGGAAAGATAAAGAGGATGATAAACGCTCTGAGCTTGCTGAAGTTTTCGCCATGATTATAAATAAGACACGCAGCCTACCAGCGACACGGACACCAGAGCCTAAAGAGCTTGCACCGATAGACAGCAGCACACGCCACAGCACACCACACCACAGCAGCCAATAGCGACACAGAGGCTCTCTCAGGGCAGGGGGGGGCATCACAGACCACCCAACCCCTACCACCCTGCCCCGGAGATAAGGTTCCATATTTAGGACTTCCCCAGTCGTTATATTTTTTACAAAACTAATTTTTGTCGTGATAAAAGTTCCTGACAATATAATAAATCAAGCACTTAGCGGCAACGTTGAGTGCTTTTTTATTTTCTACTTTATAATTTTTGTATAATTGGCAGCAGGTACAAAAAAGCAGAGCCATCTATGACCCTGCCCTTTATTGTCAGCAAATCTACTGTTCGTAAATAGAATAAAATAGAGCGATGACTATTTTTTGACCGGGTATAAAATACGTGGCAAGCGGTGGACGTTTACGGGCTTAGATGTTACTTGACCGTATTATTTAAGGGTATAAAATGTAATCATCCAATAAAAAAGTATCGGAGGCCGAACCCGTGAGCATCGGTCTTTTTATGCTTAAAAACAGAATGCAAACAAATTGTTTGAGTGTCCTTATACTACGAGGTATAGGGCAGCCTATTCGTGGGCTGAGATAACACTCCGGCATTTTTTATGAGGGAGGTCATGCAATGAAGAATTCAAAGGACAACAAGACAAAGCCAGAAGCACCCGCAGCAGTAGCCGAGGTGAACGCATTTATCGGCTGGACGGTGAATGCTCTCAGCCTATTGAGGTAAAATGCTGATGATGTTCATACTGTCAACGACTATCGGGCCTTCCGGGAGCTGTCGGAGTTGGTACTTGACAGCAATATTAAACGGCTGAATGAGGCCCGATAATCGCTATCCGAGGCTTACACGCTGACAGAGGTATGATGCTTTATTTAAGTGGCAACAGGTATCCGGTGGGCCTTCAGCTCGCCGGGGATGCCTGTAACAAGGGGGAGATATGCAGGACAGTTTAAAGACGCCTGAACAAGAATTAATATTGTATCGTTATTATAGAGGAATTAATTGGGGCGAACAGAAATACATAGAACCCTTAGAAAGGTTATTTATTAATTCCGAGTTAAAGTTTTCATCTATACAGGAGTTTAATGACCCATTCGATTGCAAATCTTTCAGGTTTACATTTGATGGAGTTAAACGAGGTGAAGCAATAACATGGATTCAAAATAATTGGGTGAAGCCAATTTTCCGCAATGCAAATAGCAGAAAAAGAAGGGAAAATGCAGAACACATATATGATGATTTTAACTCTGGAAAAGAAACCAGTATGGTAGGAAAAACAACAAAAGATATTTATACTCATATATCAAATGATTTTCTTATATGCTGTTTTTCTGAAATTCCAGACTCAATTTTAATGTGGGCTCATTATGCTACTGGGCATAGGGGTTTTTGTATTAAATGTGGCTTTAAAAAAGATTTAAAAATAGATGCAACCTTGGCAAAAGTAGCATATCCAGACAATGATTATTTTCCTCAAATAAATCCAATGCTCTATCTACAAGGGAAGGATGATGCTGTAGGAAAAATGTTCTTTGCAAAATCAAAACATTGGAAATATGAGGGGGAATGGAGAATGATGAAAAAAAACGATGGTAACCAATATGAGCAACAGCTTTCTGATGTTTTACAGGGGGTTATATTTGGTTGGAAAATGCTACCAGAAGATAAGACTCAAATAAAAGAATGGATAAAACAGGGAAAAAGCAATCCAGAGTACTTTGAAGCCATAGGTAATCCAGATAAATTTATATTGGACATTAAACCTGTAGAATAATTTTAGACTAAAGGAGGGGCTTATGAAAAATTTAATCTTTGCTTTATGTGTAGTCGTGATGTTCAGTACTTCTGCCAATGCTATTCAGGTTTATGTTGCGGGAACAAAACTCGTGGACATGTGGAGAGAATGCAAGAAATGTGATGAGGGCAAAAAATGTGATTTGCAAGAAGCAGCGTTTTATCAAGGTTATATTTTAGGTATTGTTGACCATCACAAAGTTATTAATGGATATGCTTTTAAGCTGCCCTCTAATGCACTAGCTGGACAACTATATGAAGTTGTCGGCAAGTGGCTTGACAACCATCCCGAGAAGTGGAATGAGGGCGCTATTGACTTAGTATTTGAAGCGTTACAGGCTGCATTTCCTTTAAAGAAAAAATAGAGGGAGATGCTTTTATAAAAAAGAGGGAGGGGCTTATGATAAAAACAAGAATAGTGATTGTAGCAGTAATGGCTTTATTTTTAGTGGTGCTTGTTAAGACACCATCATGTTCTGCTTCTTTTGTAACAGCGCAGAAGGACACTTTGAAGGGACTGAAAGGAGTTTGGGTTTTAGTTGAAGGCCTCACTCCGAATGCTATAAAAGCAGGTTTGACAAAAGAACAAATTACAACAGATGTTGAGGCAAAACTAAGAATTGCGGGCATTAAAGTATTAACAAAAGAAGAATCGTATACCACTCCGGGAACTCCATGTTTATACGTTAATCTTAACTTCATAAAATTAGAGGAAACTGTATTATCTGCTTTTAGCATAGACTTAGAATTACAGCAGACCGTTCTATTGGATAGAGAACTCTCAATGTCTTGTATTGCAAACACATGGTCACAAAATTATTGTGGCGGTGTCGGTAAAGATAAAATTCAATTTGTTCGAGATAAAATTAAGGATTTAGTGGATATGTTCATAAACGACTACCTTGCTGTGAATCCGAAGAAGTAAGGGGGGAATAATATGAAAGACGTTATCAAAGACATTATTAAGTGGGGAGTAATTATCATTATAGGTGCAGGGGTTTTTTATGTTGTGTGTCCCAAGTATGAAATTATTAAGCATGATGGTGACTCAGTATTTAGATATAATAAAATTACAGGGTTAACAGAAAGATGGATGCCTTTAGAGTTAGTCGGTGATATTCCTTTACCAAGTCATTGGAAAAAATTAGAAGAAAACCCCATTGAGTTACAGCTTAGTATGGATATGCTAAAGCGCAAAAAATAAAAATAATAACGTTTCAAAATGAGAGAAGGTGACACTATGGGCCGTAAAAGACAAAGCAAAAGGGGGTAATATGAAAAAATCTTTTATTGTTATAGTTCTTTTAGTGGTTATAAATTTAGTATTCTCATTAAGCGCTCTGAATGCAGAGGAAAACAGGCGGGATGGTAATTGGTGGAGAACGTTAGAAAATAAATCATATCGAGTCCAATATTTGGTTGGTTTTCTTGATGGAACTATACTTGGTAATTATTTTTCTTACTGGGAATTTTATAACAATAAAAAGGATAATGAATTTAGTGCGAAAGTGCTTAAATCATTTTCAACATATTACAATAAATATTTAAATGATGTGACAACTGGACAGCTTTGCGATGGGTTAGATGAATTTTACAAGGACTATAAAAATCGCAAAATAATAATTCCGGATGCTGTCTGGTTAGTCGTTAATGGGATAGCTGGTACACCCAAGGAAGAACTGGACAAGAGGATAGAAAGCTTTCGTAAAAACGCAAAATAAAAAAACAGAATGAGAGGAGGTGAAAACAATGGGTAGAAAAAGACAAGGCAGAAAAGATTTACCGCAACGGATGTATGAGAAGTACGGTGGAAAAGGGTAAAAAAGGGTCAACGCCCCATTTTTTCTATTTAAGAACAGTAGATTGGCTGACAATAAAAGGCAGGGTCTTTAATACAGCTTCTGCCTTTACTGTGGAAAACCTTGAGGCAGCGGTGGGAAGCTTTAAGGAAACGATTGAGAGCCTGAGCGAGAGGGAGTAGCTTTGGTTTACTCCCAGCAGAACTAAGGTAGTTAAGGGGTTGAGCAGATTGCACAATTTTTGAGCATTGGTTTTTATGGTTATAATTTATATTCTCTTTATCCTTTGTTTATTACTCTCCATTGCCATGATTTTGTGGCCATCAGTTTTATCTGCATTCGCAGTTATATATTACCGTGCAGTTTTAAAAATGTTTGGTTATAGAATTGAGGTAACGCCAATATCTCCGGGTAAACCTGAGAAGCTTATGAAGATATGGGGCATTATTTCTCTTCTGATTTTTTTATTACTAATGACTGTGTTTTATTTCATAACAAAACGGTGATTTGAAATACCATTGTTTTCAGGGGATAGGAAGCAAGGTCTGCAAATAAAATAATAATGGAAATAATTTCTTGACATATTTTAAATATTAAGGTATTAAAAAAGTAGATACCCACGGGCTTACGCCCGTGGCCCTATGAATTTTAATGTATTTTATTTTCAGCCTTGGCATTCAACCACGGGCTCACGCCCGTGGTCTTCTGCTATTTTTGATAAAGGGGACTTTTACAAAAATTAAATAATGCACTCTCATTGGCCGGAAGGTATAGATAAACAATGAGAGGCGGTGTTAATGTGGCCCTCAGAGGGCAGGTAACAAAGACCCGCACAGTTATTAATCTTAGCTGCGTGGGTTTTTTTGTGTCCACCAGCATAAAACAGAGATTTTATTAATTTTAGCTGTGTGGGCTTTTTTATGGCCCCCAGCCTTCAACTGGAGGCTACATGACAATATCAAATATCCTTTTAAAACCAAAACCCCATCCTCTCTTTTACCGGCTAAAAAGTCTTAAACTCCCACTTCTTCATGTTTCTCACTTTCTGAAAATTCCTCAAACCAGTTTTTATTTACAGGTTGCTGGTTACAAAAATATTGAACCGAAGCTTGAAAAGAAGCTCAAAGCCCTTCTCCGTCGCATCGAAAAGGAGGCTGGAAAATGAAAATATTACCCCCCTATCCGCCCTTTATGTTTATGCGAGAAAATAAGAAAGAGAGAGAAAAATTACACATGAAGAGAAAAGCACTACTCAACTACCAAGCAAAATGCCTCATGGTGCAAGAAGGAAAATTTACAGAAGCAAGAGAATATTACATAAAAAGCATCCGTTGTATTCGTTGTTCATAGATTGCGAAATAGTAAATCAATGTTTAAAAACGAATCAGAATCAATACTTATTGATGCCTGTTTTCGGGAGCCAGACAGCTTGCCGCTTATTTTTGATGCGGTGCATCCTTCAGACTTCACTCATGGCGCATATAGCAAAGCCTTTGCAGCACTCAGGGCGTTATATCAAGAAGGCGCAGCCATTGACCCCTTAGCGGTTGCAAAAAGGGCCGGTATTACTACAAGTGATTTCCCTTGGAACGGGGAATACTATTTTTCCGGCTTCAACCTTGATTACCATGCGCAACAAGTACGGCAGCAGGGGCAGCGGAATCGGCTAAGAATGGCTCTTAAATCAGCGCTGAAAGATACAGAGGATGAGAGCAAAGAACTGCCCGATATACAGGCTGGCATATCTAATGACCTGTTTAAAGTGCTTGCAGACACTCAGCAGCGTCACGACCGGGACATTGCCGGGGAAGTGCTGGCATTTTACGAACAGCGAAAAAAAGAGAAGGCTGAAGGCAAGCGGCTGGCTGGGATTGAAACGGGTATCTCTCAGCTCGATAACGTGCTGGGAGGATTGCAGCCGGGTACTCTAACCATAATCGGGGGCCGCAGCAGCCACGGTAAAAGCACCCTTGCCTTGGACTTCTTTTTTCGTGCCGGTAAAGCCTTGGTGTCCTGCCTATACGTTTCACTTGAGCAAACAGCGCAAGAGATATTTCTTTACCTTCTACAGAAGTTCACCAGCATTTCATCTTTGACAGTTAAGCTGGGAACCGTGAATCAGGGGCAAGAAACAATAATCAGGGACGCTATTAAGCGGTTGGGTGAACTGCCTTACTGTTTTGAGGACGGCTGCAGCAAGCTCTCTGACATCGTACTGAAGGTAAAAGGCAAGGTACTGAGCAAAGGTGTTAAGCTCGTGGTGGTTGACTACATACAGTTGATTGAAAACCAGATGAAGGGCGAAGCACGGCATTTAGAGGTCGCCGGTATCAGTCGGATGCTCAAGCGTCTGGCTATGGATATGGGCATAGCGATAGTGGCTCTGTCCCAGCTTAACAAAGAGAGTGAGAACCGCTCTGGCAAGAAAATCTATTTATCCGATTGCCGGGAGAGCGAGGCAATCAGCCATGATGCAGATGCAGTTATCTTCCTGAGTCGTCCGAGCCTATACGGTGACGATGGCGCAGACTTTATTGAACTGGCAAAAAACAGGCACGGCCAGACCATATCAAAAATAAAAGTGAAGTGGGATGCGAAGTTTAACACCTATAACGAAATTCAATTATAGCAGGGTCACGGCTCAAGCCTTCACAGGGGGAAGCCTCACCCTTCCCCCTGTACCCTGCTTGCCCGGTGAGGGGGTAGAATGGCAGATGTACAGATTGAAAACGGTTATGTAAAAATTGCCAATGAGTTGCTTGATGCTTTTTTGAGGCTGCGACTAACCAGCTATCAGACAAGTATTTTCTTCGCCATAGTGAGAAAAACGTATGGATTTAATAAGCGTGAAGACCAAATTAGTTTATCTCAATTTGAGGAATTAACCGGGATTGCCAGAAGCAATGCTTTAAGAACCCTGCGAGAACTCGACTGTATGAATATAATCAATATCAGGAAAGAAACACACATGCGTGTTTTTTATGGGGTGCAGAAGGATTATGACAAGTGGCTAACTGTTATCAAACCAGATAACAGTTTAAAGCCTCAACTGTTATCAAACCAGATAATAACTGTACTCTCAGATGATAACAAAACTGTTGTCAAACCAGAGAACAACAAAAGACATAAAAGACATATTACAAAAGACAATATAGTGCAGAAACTTTCTTCTAAGGAAACCTTAGAAGCTTATTTCTTATCCTTACCGGAATATCAAAACCTATCTTCTCCCATTAAACTGCACATGCTTACCTTTATAGATAAAATCAGACAGGGCAATAAGACAAAGGTGCTGGCTAAGTCAAGAGTAGATAAAGCCATTAACTCTTTACGGGAGATTATAGGTAAGTATGGGGAAGCAAACCTTATAAAAGGCATTGAGGCTGTATTTGCTAAAGAGAAAAAGGACGGCTTCAGCTATGTAGGGCATGACCCCACGGGCTACGTCCGGGCAGTCGCAAAGAGATTACATATTCAGGCAACGCAAAAAGAGGTTGAGCAAAAAGCACAACGGGAAAGGGACTCATTGATGAAGGCAACTGGCGGAGAACTATTGCAAGAGATTGAAAGTCTGTTGAATAAATAAAAACACCCTCGGAGAGGGGGTATGTCTTGGAATGAGTAATTAGCTGTTCCTCGATATATGCCTACAGTCCGGGGGCAATGGATATACATCTTTATTATATTATGACACATTTATGTGGGCGTGAGAAGTAAGGGCAGCAGATAATAAAAAACCCCCGACGGGGAGGGGGGGAACCGTCGGGGGGTAAACAGAGGTTGCTTATGAATTGTTCAAACTATACAAGCATTATTTCATGAGTTCAAGCAGATGATATGATGATTTCAAAAATGTAATGTTGCGGTAATGTAAATGATTTACTTCGGGAGAGATTGAAAAAGTTTTATATCGAAAGAAACCCCTTGCAGCCCAAAATTTAAAGAGGAAGAAAAGAGCAATTAAAAAAATCATCTATGGCAGACATCGCCCCGCAGGTGGGCAAAATTTAAACTAACCGCAGCAATGTCAGACGAATGTAAAACGCATATCACGCAAAACAATTTGACTTTTTCCCCCGATAACCTTAATAAGCCTTCTTATCATTTTGATAATAAACAGAATGAAAGGAGGTTGCTTGATATGATAAAAATAAGGACGTGGCAAAAGTGTCCAAAGTGTCAGGGTAGTTTTAGAAACATTGAAGAAACTCTTATATGTTCAAATTGCCTTACCAGACCTGCAAAATATTATTTAGAATGGTGGTATAAGGGCGAACGTTTCTGGCTCTCAACTTTTAATTCTTTGGTAGACGCACAGAGAAAAGCAGTAGCAATCGAAGCAGAAATTCAAAATCACAAATTTAGAGCAGAAAATTATAGGGGTCAAACAACAAAGATAGCGAAAAAATATCAGTTTAGTTATGTCTATGAAGAATGGCTTAAAGAGAGAAAACAGGATTTAGAGAAAAACGAGATAGCACCATCATATTATGAGAAGTTGGTGCAGTATAAAAAGAAATATGTTGGTTTCTTCGGTGATACAGATATTCGTGAGGTTAAAACCTACGATATAAAAAAATTTAAAGCTACACTTCCTATTGAATTAAACCCCAAAACACAGAAAAATATCCTTGATGTATTGCAAAAGTTTTTTCGAGATTTAAATGATGCTGAATTTATTCCTGATATGCCGAAATTCCCAAAAATAAAGCATCTACCAGAGCCTGAGTGGGCTTGGATAGAAAAAGCAACTCAGATTAAAATATTAAATGAGATACCAGAGGATGATAGACCTATTTTTGAATTTTTATTTGAAACTGGACTTCGTCCTGCTGAAGCGAGAGCAGTACAATGGCAAGACATTATACGTGATGCAGAGATACCACATATTCAAATTCGAGCGAGTTTCTCGAAAGGAATATATAGAAAAATTACAAAAACTAAAAATGAATGGCCGACACCTATCACAACCCAAGTTGATAAAATATTAAAGAAAGTGCCAAGACGATTAGGGTGTAATTTTATTTTTTGGTATCAGTATAAGATAGATTGTATTAGACCGTATGGCGAAAAGAAGTATCGGTCATTATGGAATACCGCTTGTAAAAAGGCTGGTGTTGAAGGCGTAGTTTGTTACGCTGGAACACGTCATTCTTTTGGGTCACAACATCACAATAATGGTATTCCTCTTGAATTAATTGGAGCCATGATGGGCCATAAATCAACTCAAACAACTAAAAGATATGCCCACCTTGATAAGTTGAAGGCACTAAAAAAGGCTTTTGACTATTAATCAAAAGCCTTGTGGTTTCTTGTGGTATTTTACACAAGATAATTAAGATATTTCAATAAGTTTCTGGTCGGGAAGGGGGGATTTGAACCCCCGACCTCATGCTCCCGAAGCATGCGCGCTAACCAGACTGCGCTACTCCCCGAATCTTTTGAATTTTTTTAGATTACACTAAGTAGCACGGTCTGTCTATTATTTTTTATTTTTTTATTGTCCGTTAAAACGCGATCGCACAAGCTATGTCGTCGTTGTAGATGCAAACCCGCTGAAAACGAATGGTATAATTTGCGTGTATTCCAGAAGAATGACACCCGTTCCTGCAATAAACGGTGTCGGCTCAAAACTGGTGCCTGCCAGCAGCATGATGATGTCCCCGGTTTGTGTTCCAATGCGGGCATTCAGCGCGACATATCCGCCGGTAAACAGGTTGGTGACCGTGAAATAGAACCCGTAGCCGCCGAAACTGGAAATGGTAAGGCCGCCGGTATCGCTGAATGAAACCTGCGAGCTGAAAATATCAAGTGAGCTAACGAAGAAGCAGACATATTCATTGCCGGTAACAACATTTGGTCCGATACTGTTTTCAGCGCGGGCAGTGCTTATGAATAAGCCACTCACGAGAAGCATACCGCACAGCATAATCGACATTCTTTTTTTGTTCATACATACCTCCTTATTTATTTAACAGCTTTTTCCGGTTGTTCTTTATCATCCTTTACCAGGCCCTTATCCTGGTTTTTTACATCCTTCATCTTTTCCATCATTGCCTGAAGATTAGTCGAGAGACTTCCTGCTTCCTTCATAAGCTCATCGCGGTTAATAATATTTTTTTTGACCAGTATATTTACCAGTGCACCCTGAATGATGCTGCTGGTATTAATTGCCTCGTAGCATGCTGTTATTTGCTTGTCAAAATCATTTTTCAAATAATTGAAGATGAATACCTGCCCTAAAATAAGAGCAATAAGTATAATAAAAGTCAAACGGGGGCTGTAGTTGCCTTGTTCCATAATATGCCTTAAGATTAATAATATGATTATAAATCATTTTACAGTAAGTTTGCAAGCACAATGCCAAGCTTGAGGCTGTTGCTGATTTGCTGGCGGTTAATAAAGTTCATTAAACATATTAAAGGGTTAGGATGGGTTACGGTGCGATAGGCAGCGGATGATACTATCTGGCATTACGTCAGCATCGGCTCGTTTGCGCCAAAACATTCTCCTGCCGGCTTTTAGTAACCACCTGACATTCTATTCCTGGATGTGCGCGGAAACGGCGCTGCATATAGAAATTCAAACACGCACACGCTGCCAAGGTTACACAATCTTTCACCAGATGAAAACAATGGCCGGGTTAAACCAGATGCCCTCTTATATATTAAGCTTTTTCTTGAAAAAGTTCAATGTCTCCCGTATCCCTTCATCAAGCTGAACAGCGGGGGCCCAGCCAAGTAATTCTCTGGCCCTGGTAATGTCAGGCTGCCTCACCTTCGGGTCATCCTGGGGAAGTGGTTTGAACACAATGTTTCCAGTACCGCCGGCAAGCGCATCTATCTTCCGGGCAAATTCTATAATAGTCATTTCATGGGGATTGCCGATATTGACCGGCTCATTGATTGCAGAAAACAGCAGCCGGCAAATCCCCTCTATAAGATCCGACACATAGCAAAAACTTCTGGTCTGAGAGCCATCACCAAATATAGTCAGATCTTCCCCCTTGAGGGCCTGATAGAGAAAGGTCGGCACCACCCTGCCATCGTTCAGCCGCATGCGCGGACCATAGGTATTAAAAATCCTCACAATGCGCGTAGCAACACCATGATAGCGATGGTAGGCCATGGTCAATGCTTCGGCAAAACGCTTTGCCTCATCATACACGCCCCGCGGGCCAATCGGGTTCACATTACCATAATAGTCTTCCGGCTGCGGATGAATCAGGGGGTCACCATACACTTCAGAGGTAGAGGCCAGGAGAAACCGTGCCTGTTTTTCTTTAGCCAGACCCAGTGCCTTGTGCGTACCGAGAGACCCGACCTTTAAGGTCTGTATCGGCAGCTCCAGGTAGTCTATGGGACTGGCGGGTGAGGCAAAGTGCAGTATATTATCTATCGGGCCTTCAATAAAAATATATTCGGTGACATCATGTTTTATAAACTTAAATTTTGGATTACCCAACAGGTGAGCAATGTTATCCGTATCACCGGTGATGAGATTGTCCATGCAGATTACTTCATGTCCTTCCCTGATGAGCCGGTCACAGAGGTGACTGCCCAGAAATCCTGCACCGCCAGTTACCATGGTACGCATTGTATATCTTCTCCTCTTCAGTTACTGTTTTATGCCTAGTCCAAAATACTGAAAACCCTTTTCCTGAAGCTTTTTACCATCATAAATATTGCGCCCGTCAAAAATAACGGGGCTTTTCATGAGGGCTCTAATTTTGTCAAAGTCCGGCTCGCGGAATTCATTCCACTCAGTGATTACCAGCAGCGCCTCTGCGTCTTTCAGAACATCATGATTTTTTATGCCGTATCCGATCCGGTCGCCAATAATCTTCTTTGTCTCATGTGTCGCCACCGGATCAAATGCCTCGATGACTGCTCCAGCCTCAAGCAATCGCTCTATTATCACGAGGGATGGCGCATCACGCATATCATCAGTCTTGGGCTTGAATGAAAGACCCCACAGGGCAATCTTTTTACCCTTCACATTCCCTTTGAAATAGGCAATCACCTTGTCAGCCAGCAGGCGTTTTTGCAGCATATTCACTTCTTCAACCATAGGCAGTATTTTCATGTCATAGCCGGCTTCCAGGCCAAATTTTATGATGGCCTTGACATCCTTGGGGAAACACGATCCCCCATAGCCCACGCCGGGGAACAGAAATGACGATCCAATGCGCGGATCAGAACCCATGCCCCTGCGCACCAGATTAACATCTGCTCCGAGTTTCTCACACAGGTTGGCCATTTCGTTCATGAATGAAATACGGGTGGCGAGCATTGCATTGGCTGCATATTTGGTAAGTTCGGAACTGCGTATATCCATGATCAGGACCGGGTTCCCGGTCCTGATAAACGGCGCATACAGCTCTTTCATGAGTTCAGAAACGCGCGGGCCTTCAGTACCGCAAACAACCCGGTCCGGCTTCATGAAATCGTCAATAGCAGCCCCTTCTTTCAGGAACTCCGGGTTAGAGGCAACGTCAAAGGTCTGATTGGTTTCCCCGGCTATAATCGCCTTTACCCGTTCCGTCGTTCCAACCGGCACCGTGCTTTTGGTCACCACTATCTTATAGCCGTTCATATGCTTCCCGATTTCACGGGCAACCGCCCACACCGCACTCAGGTCAGCAGACCCATCATCCGCGGAAGGAGTACCCACGGCAATAAAAATGAAGAGCGCTCCCTGCACTGCTTTGCCAATATCAGTAGTAAACAAAAGACGGCCTTCAGTGACGTTGCGGCGTATCATCTCATCCAGCCCCGGTTCATAGATGGGAACCTTGCCCTGATTGAGCAGTGCAATCTTTTCGCGGTCAATATCCACACAGGTGACATCATTGCCTGTTTCTGAAAAACATGTTCCGGTGACAAGGCCCACATAGCCGGTGCCTATCATACAGATATTCATTTAAAACTCCTTTAGTTCTCCCTGCAAATACTCTTCTAGCGCCGTATCCCAGTGCCTCAGTGCCATACCTGTTTCACGGACAAACCTGCTGCAATCCAACACTGAATAGGACGGCCGCGGGGCCGGCATCTTCAGTTGATCGGTCGTAATGGGGCGTACCGTTACCCCAAGGCCTGCGCGCTCCACTATCCGGAGCGCATATTCATACCACGTACAGTTCCCCTGGTTACACACATGATACATGCCGTGCGCGTTACTATCAAGCAGTGCTTTAAGAGCCCGTGAAAGGTCCCGGGTCCAGGTGGGACTTCCGCGCTGATCATGTACCACGTTTAACTCTTTTTTGTCTTGTGCCAGCCGTAAAATGGTTGCGATAAAATTATTGCCGCCTCTGCCGTAGAGCCACGAGCTTCTTATAATGATATACTGTTCTAAAATTTCCTGCACATATTGTTCCCCGGCACGCTTTGACTGCCCGTATACCGACAGCGGATGAGGGATATCGGTTTCTGTATACGGCGCTTGTTTTGTTCCGTCAAAAACATAGTCAGTACTGATATGCACGAGCAGGCTTCCTGCCTGACGGCACGCCCGTGCAAGATATTTTACACCGGCAGCATTAACCGCAAAAGCCTTTTCCTGTTCTGTTTCACAGGCATCCACCAGGGTATAGGCGGCACAGTTTATCACCACATCCGGCCTGAGGCTGCAAATGGCAGCATGTACTGCTTCAGAATTACAGATGTCAAGCTCCTCCTCCCGCCTGGGGATGACTTCAAAACAGGGTTGTAATACCGCTACGGTAGCCTGTGCCAGCATGCCGCCGGCACCAGTCAGTAAAATTTTTTTAGACATACATCGTTGTGCAATGGGTCAATGTTCAAGAAAGGGTTGAGAAGCGCGCAGGCACAGTGTTGAATGAATTATCAGGTTGCTATTCGCATCCAATTACCGGTTTCCATACCAGCGCTGGTAAAAGTCCCGGTACTCCCCGCTCTTAACTCTGGTCCACCACTCGCGATTATGGCTATACCAGGTAACGGTCTCCTGCATGCCGGTCTGGAAATTATAGTTCTGTGCCCACCCCAGTTCTCGCATGATTTTGGTAGAATCAATGGCATAGCGGCGGTCATGGCCCGGACGGTCTTTAACAAAATGGATCAATGACTCGGGCTTTTCAAGCTCCTGCAGGATGCTGCGGGTAATTTCACGGTTGGTCTTTTCGCAATTGCCGCCGATATTATAGACCTCGCCCGGGGTTCCCCGATGCAGCACACAGTCAATTGCCGCGCAGTGGTCTTCTACATGAATCCAGTCGCGCACATTAAGCCCGTCACCATAGAGGGGAAGGTGCTGGTCGCTGAGCGCATTGGTAATAAAGAGCGGAATAAGTTTTTCCGGGAACTGATAGGGACCGTAGTTGTTTGAACAGCGGGTAATAAGGGCCGGCAGCATAAATGTTTCATAGTAGGAGCGTACCAGCAAATCTGCGCCGGCCTTGCTCGCAGAATAAGGGCTGTTGGGGGCAATGGGTGTTGACTCGGTGAATTTCCCGGTCGGCCCCAGAGACCCGTAGACCTCATCAGTTGAAATCTGGACATAGCGCTGCACCTGGTGCCGGAGCGCTGCATCAAGCAGCACCTGTGTTCCCAGGACATTGGTTTCAATAAAAATACCAGCGTTGTCTATGCTGCGGTCAACATGGGATTCGGCAGCGAAATTAATAATGGCTTCAACGCCATCAGCAACGATGCGGTCAACCAGTTTTACCTCCCTGATGTCACCTTTGACGAACTGATAGCGAGCGCGTGGGCCTCCGCCTTCAGCTTCAGCGACAGCGCGCAGATTTTCCAGGTTCCCGGCATAGGTCAATGCATCAAGATTCACAACCCGGTGGTCAGGATGTGTGTTCAGTATATAGCGAATAAAATTAGAACCAATAAATCCCGCTCCACCGGTAATAAGAATTTTCAT